AGGTGTTGGACCAGGTGCAGGTGTTGGACCTGGACGTGGGGCTGGGCCGCCGCCTCCCCCGCCATTACCTTGTTGCTGACCGCCCATGTTATAGCCGCCACCTTTTTTGATTCCGCCTGTATCGCCGCCGCCACCGTAAGTATCACCTTTGTCACCGTCCAGGTTGTCTCCTGTGCCAGGTTTGCTATCATAACCTACTGTATAGCCTCCAGCCTTAGTAGCCCAGTTACCTAATTTTTGTGCTAGGTTATCTCTTGGATTAGTTGTAATTCTACCAGACCTATAAAAACTCTGTACAATCTTATCCCATAAATCGCCGCTACCTTTAGCAGGACCAGGCATAGGACTTTGTTCTGGTTCTGGTGTTGGACCAGGTGCTGGAGTTGGTGCCGTAGCAGGTGCCGGAGCAGGTGTTGGACCAGGTGCCGGAGTTGGTGCTGGACCAGGTGTTGGAGTTGGTGCTGGACCAGGTGTTGGACCAGGTGTTGGACCAGGTGCTGGTGCATCTTTAGCTTGATTCTTCGCTAATGTATCAGCACGTTGACGACGTCTGTCTTTTAAGTTACCAACTGCATTAGGAACGCCGCCTGCAACTCCTGGGACAGTAGAGTCATTAGGTCTATTTCCTAATTCGTTTAATATTGCTTCTGCTAAAATTCTTTCAGCATTGTTAAAGACTTGTTTACCTTCGACTGTTTTTAGTGCTGTTAATAAGATATCTCTTAGAACTCCGCGGAATTGAGGAATAATTTTACCGTCATTATCTCTGTAATCATTCCACATTACATATAATTTTTTATAGTCATCGAAGATTGTTCCGCTAGAGGCTGCGGGTGCTTTGTCCGTTTCTCCCGGCATAGTTTCTTCTCCTGGTTTAGGAGCAGGTGTTTCTCCTGCTGGTGTTTCGCCACTTGGGGCTGGTGCTGGTGTTTCTCCACTTGGGGCTGGTGCTGGTGTTTCTCCAGTGGGTGATCCAGTAGGATCGTCGATTCGAGGTTCTGCTTTAGTTCCGCTAACCGAGGCAGGTACTTCAGCGCCAATATCAGTAAATGCTTTAGAAACTACTCCACTGTCAACACCATTATCTGTTAATAGTTTTCCTACTGCTTCGCTGTCAGTTGGACTACCGGCTTTTTTCCATGCTTTCATTAACGTCGATGCATCAACTTTATTACCTGTGATGCCAAATAATTCATTGAGTTGAGCTTCTGTTAATTTTCTAGAAGATACTCGGTACACTGATTCTTTCTTTTGGCCTGCTCCAGCCGCCGCTGTGCCGGCAGTACCGCTTGCAATGCTAGTTGCTAGAGTACTAACAACTTTTGTTACTTCTTTAGCTGTACCTAATAGTGCTCTGGCTTCTCTTACCTTACCTAACATTTCTAGATATTCAGGAGAAGTCATTTTTTGTTGTAGTCTTACTAGTGCTTCGGCAGCTGATTGTGCCGCGCCATCACTTGATGCATCTGCGATTTTTCTTACTAATTTTTGAAACATATTAATATCGTCAGGAGTACCAACTGCTGAAATACTTTCCCCGAATGTATTAATAAATTGATATTTCATTACTCGGCCATCGCCTGCTACTGCTTTGACAACACCTTGTACCATCCCGCCCAGTATTTTTGCCGCGGCTGCGCCAATCATTGCTGTAACACCGGCTGCAAGTCCGGCAGTTGCTCCGCGGCCTACGGCAGTAGATAGTTTTTCGTCTTTTAGCAATCTATCGGCAATGTTAATGATACCAACAGCAATACCGGTTCCAGAACCAATTGCCAATGCACTAGCACCAATACCGCCTGCAAGTGCTACACCTGCCGCGGCCGCAACCGAAGCCGCAATAGCTAATAAGAATTTTTGTGTTTTAGGGTTGTTATCTGCAAACTGTTTATACTTGGCTAAAGACTTAGCTAGGTCAGGGTGTTTTTCGGCAACACTAGATTTAATTTGTTCCCACTTGGCATCAAAGCCTTGTACAATGTCACTGCTTTGTAGCATGCCACCTAATTTATTAAACCAAACATCACTGATTTTACTTGCGGCACCTTTGACTGCATCTATCCCTTTACCTATTCCGCTACGGCCGGCGCCTTTTTCTACAGATTTGAATAAGTTTTCAATTTGAGCAGGATCCATTGCTACTTCACATAGCACAGGATGAATATCTCTTTGCCAAGTTTCGAAGTATTGATCTGTTAGACCATAAGACTCAAATAAAGGTCTATGAGCGTTTATTGTAATCTGATTTATTTTCATTTTTTTGCCGCCAATATCTTTTTAAATTCATTTAGAATTGGACCTTTATTTGTGGTCGATTCTGCTTTTGTTCCGCCTGTTTGCATCCACATTTGTTTTAATACAGATAGTAATTGTGGTTCTGATCCAAGTTGGAATGGTCCCATGCCGTTAGACTTGTTTTTTGCATTTTGTGCCGCAACGTACTTGTCGTATTCTGCTTTAAACTTAGCAGGATCTTTAAAATCAAACTGTCCGGGTTTTTCTTCTGCTTTAGGTTCTTCGCCTGCCTTAGGTGTTTCTCCCGCTTTAGGTTCTTCGCCTGCTGGAGTTTCGCCTGGCTTAGGTTCTTCGCCTGCTGGAGTTTCGCCGCCTGGAGTTGGGCCTGGCCCAGCTTGTCCTTTGGGTTCTTCGGTGGGAGGAGTTTTTCCTGGCTCTTCTTGTCCTTTTGGTCCTGCAGGTTTTTCCGCACCTGGTTTTGCCGCGGCACAGTTTAAACCTATTTCAGCTAGTTCTTTTTGACTTAGACCATACTGATCAGTTAACCATTGGCAAATCAATTCTTCGTTTTTTAAATCTGGCTTACCAGCGCCTGTTTGATTGGCCCAGCGTTGGAACTGAGTCTGCATACTGGTTTTATATTTGTAAAATTCTTGTTTACCAGACTTATCTGTGGGGTCAACGATTGCTCGGCCAAACTGTTTTAGAGCATCTAAAGGACCTTCGGACAATATACCTAAGTCATTGATTTTCATTTTTTACTTTCCTTAATGGCTTTTATACCACGCAGAAATTTACGCTCGTCCCCTGTTTTGATGCTGTTGTACAGACGTTTAAGTAACTCTGTTCGCTCAGCTTCGGGATACGAGTTTTCAATGAGAGTAACTAGATTAGTGACGCTGGCAATTACGTGAGTAGCTTTACTTTCTACCACGCTATGAACGTCTCTGGTAGGAATAATGCTACTGATTTCTTCGAGAATAGATCTAGTTTGCTTTTTCATGGAAATCCTGCGATATTCGAATATTTAGCTATTTTCTAAAATTAATTCTAGCTAAATTTTTACTTTTTCAACAGATTTCTTAATTGCTCACTGCGGTCTATAACAGAGGAAACGGTACTATTTTCTCGTCTAATAGCATTCAATTCTGCTTGTTGGCCCAGTTGCTGAGCTGGTTTTTCCCAAGCAGGTGTGCCAGTAGGGCGGTCACCCGCCCATGGTGCTTTTGTTACATCCAACGGACCACTAGTTGATCCTGCTGTTTCTTGCTGTGCTTGACGTTTTAGTTTGTTAAACATCACATCAGCACTACTGGGCGGAGCAACGTCATTTTCATCAACATCGGAAATACGCAAAGTATTAATATCAATGGCTAATTCTACTTTTTGGCCAACACCGCTACTACTACGTGTTTTCATAAACTGTATTTGAATACGTCCGCGTTCGCGCATAGTAATGCTGTTAAAGATACCAATAACGTTATCCGCTGTTTGAATCTTACTTAAACCGCCCGAAATATGGCTATGATCAAATTCTACACTTTCTACTGCGGCCCTGTTTAACTGCGATGCTGTGGCTAAAAAGTAATTGCCCTGCATAGCAAAGTTACGCAATTCTTCTGATACTAGTTTGTCTTTGATAAACAAGTCCGATACGCTGATCTTTTGGCCTGCGGGCATCATCAAATCTAAGTAATCAATGACAATGCAGTCTACTTTAACACCCTTTTGAATGGTATATTCTTTAAGCCATGCTTTTAAATCATTAACGTTAATGCCGTTTGGCAACTGTACAATTTGTAATTTTCCAGACTTTTTGCCTGCCATACGAACTTTCAAATCAACATCGTCTAAGTTCCTATAGATTTCTTTAGTACTGGTCCCAGTTAACATACTGTCCATACGTAAACTACATAATCCTTCACTAAGTTCTAAACTTAGATACACTACGTTAAATCCTGCTTGGCTCCAGTTTAAAGCCAAGTTCTGCAAGAATAAGGATTTACCTGCGCCAGATCCACCAGCAAAGATGTTTAACTCACCCCTATTAAAACCACCATATAGTTTGTCGTCTACTGATTTCCAACCTGTAGTTGTTCCGCCGTTACGACTTTTTAGTGCTTGCAGTCTGGCTGCGGGATCTTCAAAGTAATCTGTACCAAAGCTCTTAGCCAGTCCTACTTCTACTGCTTCTTTGATTAGACGTTCTACTTTACCATAGTCGTTTTTCTCTAGCAAGTCTGCTGATTTAAGAATAGCTTTCTCAAGGGCTTTGTACTTGCAAAATTGTTCAAACTCATCTAAAAACCACTGATGATGGTCCGAGTTTAAAGTAGGATGTACTGCTAGATCAACGCCTGTGGTTGCTTTGACTTGTTCGGGACTGGGAACCGCAGTATATTCGTTAGCATAGCTAACTAAAAACTCGGCAGCGGGTCTTAATGTCCTATGAAAATACTCAGGATTAATAATCGCATTAGTACGTGCTAATAGTTCCTTGTCGCTGATCAGGAACTCCAAAAATAGTTTTTGTATGTCTTCTAGATATTCTTTTGTGTCACTCACAATGTGTTCTCACTATTACTTTTGATTTTATAGGATTAGACTCTTGGCTGTCAATTATCGTTTTTAACACAAACAGTCTACCATATTGTTCTACTGCATCTGCAACGTCTTTAATTCCGCTGTCCCATTCGGGGATACTAATGCTCCATCCGTATTCAATGGCATCTTCTGCAAAGTCTCGACCTGCTCTATCTCTGTCAGGTACAGCTATGATTGTTTTACCAAGGCTTTCGATTATGTCAGCTTGATTACGACTTATACGATTGCTACCAGTACTAACTCCGCTGATTGCTACTGCGTCATATTCGCCTTCCATGACGAGAACATATTTACGCAAGTCTGTTTGTTGGTCAATACCGTATACATAATCTCTTGGTTGCTCTTTGATAACCTTAGCTGTTTCTTTTGTAGGCGGCTTGCCTATCCAACGTGCATGATAGCCTACTATGTTATTTTGATATGTTAAGGGCAAGACAATTCTATTGTATAAATTATGCACATCGCTGTCTGCCCAATACCAATCAGCATAATTTAAGATTTTCCTATTAGACAAATATTGCTGAGCAGCCTGCGTGTATTCATTAGAGACACTGTTTATAGGAACACTACCATAGGGTAACTTAACTGTGTTCCAATTGGGATTGAATTTTTCTCTATTGGCATTTTTAAATGACTGTTCTAAAAATGCCTTAGTTTCATTTTCTCGCATCAGTTCAATTTGCAGTCGTTGAACGTCTGCTTCACTGACTCCCAGTCCTTTAAACAACTGCTTGACTCTACTGCTGAGATTTTTGCCCGGGCTCCATCCAGTTGTAAAATGACAGTTAAAGCAATTATATTGAAAGCTGTCTGAGTCAGGAAATCTAACGCCGCCTCTACGCTTAGTGTCAGGTCTCGCTTGCCCGTTACTCGTGCAGACAGGACAGTTAAAGCTAACCCATCCGCTGGGGTTTACTTTCTGACTAGGTAAATGCTGTCGTAAAAAATCCTGCACAAGGCTCATGTATATATTTTATGCTCTTGTGCAGGATAAGTCAAATATTATGAGTATTGTGGCGAAATCATCATAATTGGCAACATACTAACTTTACATGAATACGAAGCCGCGCAAACTATTTGAATTTGCATTATATTATCAGGATTTCGAACAATTCCAAATGCTAACCAAGCACCACTGCCATCGTTAGTAATAGAAGTCACAGTACCATTTGGATTGTTAATATTGTAAGTTAAACCGCTGATTAAAATTTCAGAAGTTTGACTATGTACACCATCCGATGAATAAGCACTGACCAAATACTTAACAGTAGTAAAACTTTCACTATATGTAGCCAAAGTTACTAGTTGCCCGGCTGGTACTGTTATAGCTGTTCCTGTTGGGTTATGATATATACCATACTGTCCTTTTAGTCCAAGTCCAATATTAGCATAAGTCAAATTATTTAAATTGATAACGTTGGACATAGATGTCAATCCGCCATCTAAGGTTAGATTCTTAGCATATACTTTGTTGTCGTAGCAGGCTAAATTATAACTTAAAACACCGGTAGCATCTCTAGTATCAATCATTACTGCTGATCCAACTTGTTTGCCTTGAATTCTAAAAGTACCTTGACTTGGTTCTGCACTAATACTACCCACTATTGCTTCATTAATCTGAGTTACGTCTGTTGAATCTATCGCAATAACATCATATACCGGAGCACGTTGCAAGCCCAAGTATTGTTCTCCCTCAAATGCAGGATCAGATTCGTCATAGTATCCAGACAAACTCCACCATGTTTGCCAGTTTCTTCCGTCTGCTGAAACTGATCGTCCAGCCGCATACAATGCAAAATCCCCGTCAGCCATTACAAACATGTTAACGCCAGACTGATGAACTGCAAGGGTTTTGATTGCACCTGCTACAAAACTTTCTGTTAAATCCTCATGAGGATTTACTACTGATTTGTCAGGTACTGTATAGATATGGCTGACTACTACACTAGTGCTTTCTCCGCCGCCACCTTCACTACCGCCACTGCTGCCGCCCATCCATTCCATTGTTGCAACAAACATCAAGGGCACTCCAACTCTGTCCATGCACATAACGGATTTGACTACTTCTTGCTGCCAGAAGTTAGGATCCTCCCATTTCAATGTAGGGTGATTAGTCCAGCCAGCGCCGCCGCCTTGACGTCCAAGAGCACTTTCCCACCATGGTATTTCTTTATTTCCGTCGGTTACTTCTGGTATTACTGTAGAAAGTTTTTTACTAAATTGTGCAGTGGTAAATCTATTGCCTTCATTCCACAATTGTGCGGCTACGCCCCATCCGTGAAAATTTTCATTCCAAGATTTTTGTCTTACCATGCCCCAACGATCTACACCATCGTAATCCGTAGTAGATGCAACACTTAGAATACCACCTTCATTAGAGTCAATGATTGTTGTCCATTGTGTTTCGTCGGTGGCTGTTAGATCACTACGTATAGCATAACTACCTTTCCAACCAAAAGAACTAGGATCCCAGCGGCCACCCACTACAATAATTGTATTAGATGTTGGATTATAAGCCATGTCATTTAATACAATTTGATTATCTAATGTGACTTCAGTTGGTACAACATTAGTCCAAGACAAACCACCATCTAAGGACTGATAAATGTTTCTGCTTTCTAGTAAATAAAATCTTGTGCCTGCCCCAAATAGTTTTCTTTGAAAGTAGTATTGTCCAGGAGTAGGAGCTCCGATACCCGAAGTAGTAACTTCTGTCCAAGTGTCGCCACCGTTTGTGCTTTTAAAATACCTATTAGAACTACTTGCGGCTAATAGTGTACCCCATGATCCACCAGTACTGATATGTGCCACTGTTACTATATTTGCACTTGATCCAGTTTCATTAAAAGGATTTGGTACAGGTGTAAAGTTCATACCGTCAAATGATTTCCAAATGCCAGTGGTATCTGGACTGAATGTATATTGTCCACCTTGTCTACTGCCGCCTACGGCAATCCATCTTGTGCCGCCGCGGCTATTAGTAAAATCTAATCTAGTTGTATCACTATAACTTAGACCAGAATCGATCGTTACCCTACCGAACTCCCATAAGTTGCTAGGTGCTACATGTACGTTGGATGCAGAAATTCCGTTAGGAGTTGTTATATCTAAAGGACTTTTTAGATTTAATGTTCCGCCTGCCAATGTCAACGAAGCGCCGCTGTACATTTGTCCGCCAATGATAGCTCCGCGATTGCTTAACCAAATTCTCGACCATGATTCTGGAGCACCGTAAGTATCTCCTGGAATGAAATAACTGCGATCGATATGATCAGAAGAATATGCACCTAACTCCAGGTCCCATGCGCTACGACCTTTATTAAATGGTATTAGTCCGGCTCCTCCCAAGTCACTGCCTGGTTGATTAGTGTCAATAAATTCAACACCACCTAACTTAGTTGGCCACCACGAATCTTCTACTAAACTGTTTAAATTTTCTAAATACCATTTATTATTAAAGAACACAAATTCACGGCCTGCATTCGGAGCAGGTACTCCTATGTAATCTGCGTCATAGTCTCGACCTGCAATTTTATGATTAGATCCTTCTGCTACTTGAATTCTAATACTTAAACCAGGACGACTTACTCCATATTGTGCTGATTGTATTTTTTTAATTTTTCCTAAGTTACCACTGATATCCCTGATTTTAATCTTCATGCCGTTTACAGCGGTCACAGGCAATGTAATTACACAGTCCCCAGCATAATTAACTAGCAATTCTTCGACTTCGCCTGAACACTGATACGTGGCCGTATTTACTAAACTTACAGATCTGCCAACTGGAACATCCCCTAAGTCAGTATAACTTCCAGTTGTTGCGACAGAAGAAAGTGTAGGTGTGTTTATTAAGTCGGTATAACTACCAGAAGTTGCTACTGCGGCCAAGTCTGCGGTGTTGGCTTTATTTCCTAATTGTGTACTAATACTAGCAGAAAAATTACTGTCGTTACCCAGTGCTGTTGCTAATTCTTTTAATGTATCTAAAGCCGAAGGTGCGGCATCAACTAAATTGTTGACTGCATTGTTTACATAAGACTCTGTTGCCAAACCAGCAATGCTTGGAATACTAGGCGTGTCAGTCAAATCATTATAACTACCAGAAGTTGCTACCGGTGCTAAATTGGGCTTGTTTACTAATTGTTCATAGTCAGTAGTGCCCGGTGGTCCTTGGGGGCCAACTTCTCCTTGTTCGCCCTGAGGTCCAATTGGTGAGCCTGCATTAATTGTGGTACCATCTTGTTTTGTTAAAATTAACTGCCCGGCGCCATTAACTGTTGCTGAAGCAATGCCCGAAACGTTTCCTGCATCAACTACTGTATTATTTGTTAAAGTAACTAACAACCTGCCTTGTGAACTAACAGTAGCACTGGCAATAGTTACACCTGCAGGGCCTTGCGGGCCCACTGGACCTTGTGTTATGTCAACAAAACTATTTTGAACAAACTGTTCAGTGGCTAAAGGAGTTCCGCCAACAGTAGTACCGTCATGAACTATAATTGTTTTCTTATCTGTATCAACTGTTATTTCTCCCTGAACACCTGTAAAGTTTTGGTGCTGTTGGGTAGTTCCTCTTCTTAATCTTACCTGCTTAGTAGTCATTTTATTTCCTTGATTTGGACTGTATTCAATATTTATTGGTTATACATTCCACTTTTTAGTTAAGTATTCTTCAACAGCAACTATCTCACCGGTGTTTAATGCTCTAGTCCAAATCATTAGTTCGCCGATATCGCCCTGCCAATATCCGCTGTTACCAGTTTGATCAAGCCCGCCATAAAATGTTGACGCCGAGGCGCTAGTAGTAGCATTAACGTTGGTTAGATATGTAATAGGAGTGTCTGTGCCGTCTAAACGTACTTTAAGTCTGTTAGTGTTACCGGTTTGAGACCCGTTAAAAGTGATTGCTACATGATGGAAACTAGTGTCTACGGTGTGATTATCTACTGTAAACGAAGCTCCGGAAAACTGGCCGACCCATTGCGAGCCATCTTGGCCCCACTGGAATCCTCCAGTATTTGTAGATGTTGCAATTCTTCTGCCAGCCGCAGTTGATAATGTTCTAAATAACAAAACCATGGTAACCGCAGGTAATGCTTGTAGATATGCTATTGGATTAATAGACAGATATTGTGTTGTACTGCCAGCGGGATTAAATCTAACAACGCCTTTGCCGTTTTGAACGTTGCTTACCCACGTTGGTCGACGGCCTCCGGTGGAGTTCCAATCGTGCGACGTTAGTCCGCCAGCGTTAGCCCATGCTGTTACATCACTGCCCGAAGTAATACCATTTAAGTTAGTGTTAACATCAGCGTAGTACCAAACTTCCAAATTAGGTAGCTGGCCAGCGCCGGAAATAACTAAAGGACGTTGCCCTGCCGTAAAACCTTTACTAAAAATAGATGTTATACCAAAGGCCATATGTTATCCAAACGTTACCAATTGACCAAATACTAGATATGCACTTGCTCCTGTTTGTAAAACACTAAAGGACATGATATCTTTTTTGTTATTGTTACCTACAGGAACAGCGCCACCTTGCCAGTTAATAGTTGTAGCTGTGCCGTTAATTGTCAATGTAGTTGGCAAATGCGCCGTAGCACCTTGATTAATGATTAATGTTACACTAGATGCTTGTCCTAAGGTTATTGCAAAGTTAGTTACTGCGGCAGTCCAGTTACCTGCTACAGTACTTGTTACGTTCCATAGATTTCCGTTAGCACAATTAAGTGTAACGGTTTCTCCGGATCCTATAGAAGTACTGTATGTTTGGAAACTTTCTACAATCTGTCCTGTTGCTGTAACGTTGTTAAATGTTACGTTGCTAGTTGTAGATGTATTTTGGTTAGTGGTGTTAGTGGTACTGATTACTCCGTTACCGTCGATAGAAATTCCCGGCCCAATCTTAACACCGCCTAGCACTGATCCTGTTGCAGTTGGTAAACTGTAAGGAGCAGGAGTATTAGATAAATCAGTATAACTGCCGCTGGTTGCTACTGTAGCTAGTGTTGGCTTACCAGTTAAGTCAGCATAAGCGCCACTGGTTGCTACTGTAGCTAGTGTGGGTGTTCCTGTTAGGCTACTGTAAGCTCCATCAAATAAAGTTGGCTTGTTTGTAAGATCATTATAGTTACCGCTAAAGCCACCACCACCGCCCAATACGCTGACGCCACCACTGTCTACAATGTCTCCACCTGTGGGCAAATGTAGTTTGCCGTCATTGGTAAATGTCCAATCATTAGCACCAGCACCAATGGCTACACCTTCTACACTACCATTCACTGCTATGCGAGCCGCTCTTACATTTTCATTGATCGTAGTGCCTGCACCTAAAATCAATGCACTATCGTCTAATGTTGCTCCTGGTAGATCTATTATATTGGCTCCGCCTGGAAATGTTAATATACCGTCTGTGCCAAATCTCCAATTTTTAGTATTTGCGTTAGTGCCAATTACTACATCGCCAGCATTCTTTTCAATCTTAACATATTGATCGTCATCGCCTAGATAAAGGTCAACTGTTACAGGATCTCCGGCTACTAAATGTATATGACTGAATTCTGTGTTAGATATGCCGTTGTTAGTTACTGTAGTAGCATAACCAGTAGGCATTGCATTGAATTCAAAGTTATAATACAACGCCGGATCTGTTTCACCTGGGCCAGTTGATGGTACACCATCAACTCCAGTTACTGTAAAAGTAAATTCTGTTATATTGCTTTGAGCAGGTATAGTCCAAGTAACTGACTGTGCATCAGGGCCTCCATAAACTCCTGCATAAATTAATTTACCAGTCAATGGACGACCCAGCGATTGCTCGGTTACACCCGGACCAGTGATTTCATAGTTAACTGTTCCAAAGTATGTCCAGCTTTGCAAGGTTAAAGTAATTGTAATAGGACTACCATAAACAACAAAACCACTAGACTCTATAGTCCACTGAGATGCAGTTGGACGAATAACTAGACTTTGGTCTGGAGTTGCTGTAGGAGGTGTGATAATTGTAGTATTGCTTGTTTCTCCAATAATACTACCTCTCGGTAACTCTACATTTCCTGTTGAGCCTTCAAATGTCCAGGTACGATTGTTATCTGTAAAATCTGTTACAATTTTTACATCAAAATTTGACGCCAGTGTTAATCCTGCTGGCTTTGATGAAACAATTTCACTGTTTCTAGTTACACTAACTGCTGTGCTAACGCCATCACTAAAATTAAAATCTACATCATTTTCTCCAGCCACAACAGCACTACCGGGTGCTGTAGGTCCGCTACTTATTAAAGATACTGAACCAGTCCAAGCGGTAGTTTGTTCTGTTAAATCTGGAAATGTTAATGTACCGTTTCGTTTAAATTCCCATGTGCGTCTAGCACCAGTAAACACACCCTCGTAGTCAGTGTTTAACTTAATACCATAAGCACCTACTTCAAGAGTTGTATAGGTCTGGGAGTCAACCGCATCATTATTTGTTAATGATAAAACTGCACTACCGGGTGTACCATCATTGTTTCGATTATTGTGAACGGCTATTTCTAAATCATTGCCTACCTTCTCATGAATGTCACCGGGTACAGTTAGATGACCGGCTTGATTGAACTTCCATTCATTTGAATTAACTGTTAATTTAGTACCATTGAGTGTAAGAGCATAATCTGGTGAATAGAATCTGTAAGGAATGTTAACGCTGAGATCTGCCCAAAGTGATCCATCGGTTAGATCTACTATGAATGCTCGATCTCCCTCGCCCATTTCTACTATATCTGTGATTTCTTTAACGCCACTTAACCCTGGCCCACTTACAAACCATCCAACGGATATTGTGGAGATAAGTGGATTAAACAATGGACGGGTAATACTATTAGATGAAAAGAGTCCGCTGGTTTGATCGTTGACACCCCATGGTAAACAAAGGAACGAACTTGAATATGTACCTTCTAGATTGTTGCCGACAGTTGTGTTATTTGGTAATGTCAATGTACCACTTGAACCAAATGTCCAAAGACTATCGCTACTACCAATTCGTACACCGCCTGACAATTGATTGTAAATTTGTACAGGATCTATATCAGCTGTGCCTGGCCCAGGCACAAAGATAAATCCGGTATCTCCTTCGTCGTTGCTAGGGTCAATGTAAATGCTTTGTCCGGCATTAGTATATAAAATGTTATTATTAAATCTAAAATAGCCCGTATTAATGCCGCCGCCACTCAATAAGTTAGTTGTATCAGTTAAGTCACTAACGTCAGCTGGTATAGTTGGCTTATTAGTTAACTGGTCGTAAGTAATGTTAGGAATATCACGACCGTCTATATTCAATCGGTTTCCTGTACCAATGTTTGTCCAGTATATAGGATCGCTAACAGGCATGCTTTCGTTTTCATAATTAGCGACATAGATATTTCCATTGTTATATACTGCATCTCCTACTAGATAACGTGTATTTTCTCCGCCAGGTAACAATGTATGATTGGCAGTCCACTGCGGAGCAATTGCCAATACCGTCGGTTTATTGGTTAGGTCTGTATAACTACCTGTTGTTGCTACTAGTGCAAGATCGTCAGAGTTTACTTTGTTTGCTAAAGAGTTGACAACAGTTGTTGAAAAGTTTTCATCGTTCGACAGTGCTAATGACAGTTCGTTTAACGTGTTTAACGCACCAGGAGCACCATTTATAAGTGAATTAATTTCATTGTTAACATACGTTTCTGTAGCATAGTTGGCATCATTATTAAATGCACTAACATCGGTGGGGACTACAGGAATTTGATTAATATTAGCTTTTAGCGCAAGGCTATTTGTTAGCAATTGGACTAGACCGGCTGTTGAATTAGACAATTGTGTAGATGTAACATATTCAGAATCATTAGTGAATGCGCTGACATCTGTTGGAACTTCAGGAATAGTTGGCTTATTAGTTAAGTCTGCATAATCACCACTAAACAATGTAGGTTTGTTAGTTAAGTCTGCATAATCACCGCTGAACAATGTAGGCTTACCAGTTAAGTCAGCATAAGCACCACTGAACAAAGTTGGGCGGTTAGTAACGCTTGTCCACGGTATAGAATTTATAGTGGCATCACCTCGCATTAAAGGAAAGCCGCCTGCTGTAGAACCGTCATGAACTCTAATGGTTTTTAAATCTGTATCAACAGTTATTTCTCCTACTGCTCCTACAAAATTTGAATGCTCGGCTGTATTGCCGCGGCGCAATTTTAATTGTTTTGTTGTTCTTTGGGTCATAGCGTATCCCTAAACTCGTCTTCTAATTGTTCTACAGGTTCTGTAATAGAACCAAAATCTTCTATAGCATTATTTTCTGTTGAAACTAAACCATAATCATCTTCAAGGTCATCTACAGGAATCGTGTATGGACCTTGTACAATATTGATATCAACTGCATATTTGCCGGCTAGATTTTTTGTTAACGGAGTCTTTTTCCCTGCATGATCTTCCACATAAAACGCAATTTGTGCTAGCCCAACGGGAACATCTTCTAACTCAATTCCCGCTAGTTCGCTACGAAAAATTCCCTGATCTGCATTGACCGTTAGCATTGCTTTTTCTAAATAGACACTATTGTCAGCAACTTTGCTTAGTACCATTTTTACAGTTTTTCCGGGCAATTTTACAGCCCTTCGGTCGCTGTTTAATATTTGAATTTCTAAAGGATTGTCTAGCCCTTTGACTGCTTGTAATTTAATGTCGTTCATAGGCGTATTATAGTTTTTGTGATCGGTTGCTAGCAGAACCTGAATTCGTGGTACATGCTGGAATATTGTAATCATCTTGTATTTACCTTAATTTTTCCAAAATATTTATTGCTAAATAGATGTGGATAAACTTATACAAAATATGCCAACATTGAAGGAAGAATACCAAGAATTACTAGATCGATTCCCATTTTTAAGCCTATGCAGGTACGGCGGGAACGAATACGTAGGTATTATACAAAATCAAGACTCCACCATTGTCTCTATGTATATGTACAACTTATTGCACAGCAATGAGCATAAGCAGAGCTTTTTAGAAATGGGAGACGAGTGGTGGTGGGCCAGCAATCGAATGTTGCCTATTAATTTAATCTTGGGCGAAAAGTTTAAAGTCTTTAGCTACAGCCTAAGGACATTTAACCCTAAAGATTTTGAAATTTTATACGGACCCACTGTTAGCCTTAGCAATATTATTACCAAGAGAATTAAACGTAGACAAATTCAACTAGTAAGGAAAATGGAATGAACTTAGTTATCACCGAATCTGCAATAAATGCTGTCCGGGAAGTTTTGGTATCAGAACCTGCTGGAACCTGTCTTAGGGTATTTGTACAAGGCGGAGGATGCTCGGGATTTCAATATGGGTTTGCTCTAGATACTGAAAAAGCCGAAGATGACTGGAATGTAGGTCGCGAAGGAATTGATATTTTAGTAGACAGTATGAGTGCTCAGTATTTGGAAGGAGCACAGATTGATTACTTGGACGACTTTATGAGCAAGCAGTTTGTAATTAACAATCCCAATGCCCAAACAACCTGCGGTTGCGGATCAAGTTTTAGCGTTTAATAGTTGCTCTACTATTAAATTCAACTGCACTACAATGGCCATTGCATATCCAAAGCTATGGCTTTTCTTAAAGTAATAACTGCCATCTTCAGGCTTGTTCCACACTTGACTGCGAACCTCCGACCATGGCTTATATCTCAAATGACTTTTCCCTGGACGAATGATAGCCAGCAACATAGCTAATTCTTCTAGACTCTTGGGTTTCATCGCACAAGTAATTTCACTGTGGTTGCTTAAATGAAACAGTTGGCTTACAATTTCAGGTTGCTCCAACAACTCCCACATAGGTTCTTGAGCAGCCAACTTGTCTAAGTGATTAGGATCGGTAATGTTTTTATAAAGTCCAACATTAAGTATGTCTATCTTAAAATAACCAACTTGCTCGGCTTCGTTATAGTCGATGCTACACATACCTGTTAGTGGATTAATAGGAGCTTGGTGAAAATATACCCCGGTATTATGTTTACGCTGACGTTCTCCGTCGCGTTGCATTGCCGACACATGGGGAACTAATTTTAGCAGTTGATCTCTGTCTGCTACGTCAATATCAATGTCGGTACTGTTAATCATTTAATTTTCTTAACTTGTTGCATAAGCCAACGATTTTGTTCAGCCAAATTAGCTAACTTAGTTTCTAGTCTTTCAATCCTAGTTTCTAACTTTTTAACATACTTGGGGTCGGCTAACTTTACACTTTTGCCGTCAATGGTTACTTCTTTGACTGCTTCGTTAAGTACTGCAACCTGCATGGCTGGCTTAGGTGTTGGTGTGCGTTTGGGCATAGGTTTATTATACTGATTTGAATTCATATTCCTGCCTTATTAAAAGTTTGTTCAATCCACTCTGTGTCTTGTTTGTTACGTGCTAGTCTAAACTGCCAATACTTTGGCTCTATGTTTTCTGCTACTAACATTAACTGTTCTTCATTTAATCTATCAACTAATCGTTGTCCTGCTTGACTGCCATATATTATCCATGGACTGATTCTACCAGTAATAATCCACTGGGTAGCTTGATTAGTGTTTACTTGATCAAAGAACTCTGTCCAAGGATGGCCTGTTTGTTCGCTCCAGTTTTGCATTAATAATATAACACGCTCTGCGGCTCTGTCAACAGATTCCTTTTTATTGTTTTCTCTCACATACATTTCATAGACATAGTTCTTGCACCAGTCATCCATCTTTACTGCATTGCGAAATATAAAGTCTACAAAACTTTCCAAATCATAAGGACTTAGGTCCATACAATGTCTGGCAAATTTTAAAAAACCAGTGTAATATCTATTGTCAATAAAGTCATCATATGTTTTTTGTTTCTTACTTGTAGGACTGGCAAACTTACAAAACTTTAACCATATGTTAAATGCCAAGCGATTAACTTTATCATACTCGCCCATTTTCCTACGTTTTTTCTCGCACATATGAGTCATTAGTGTAGACTCTTTGGCAAATGATTTTTTACAATACTTACATTGATGCATTAAAACAATTCTTTAATTTGTTTTGGGTCAAGGTTTAATTGTCTAGCATAATCCATTAACGCTTCTTTAGTGTTAACAGAAATCATAAGATCTATTTCGTCATTGCTAAGGTGTGGAAACTGTTCAGTTAGCCAAGTTTGTAGTTTATTTTTTGGAGCACGTTTGGGTGGTTTGATAAAAGGATGTATAACACTTTTACCTATACCTACTGTACGCAAACTTAACCAGTGTAACTCTTTATGTTCTTTAAGACTAATAGCACCGAAATTCTTATTAACAAAATCATTAGTGCATAGTAAGTAATGCTCTTTGATGCCTTGACTGCCATCAGCACTACTACAAAAACGCATAGCCATCCACGGCTCAAATTCCTTCTTTTGATCTTCGTCTAACTTATCAAACCAATCTACTTGGCGGCGGTCCATTGCCCCTAGCATTGTTGTTAGATTAATCTTATGATCTTTTACGGTAGCCATATTGTATTATATTAGAATAGTTTATGCAGTTCAAGTATTTCAGGTAACTTTTGTGTTTCTTTGACGAAATAAGCGCAGGGAGGATTTGGTCCTTCGCATAACGGTACAGTTAATAAATGTCCGTATTTGAGTTTAGGAAAATACCACTTGATCTCTGGATAGACATTTACAATCTCTACTGTTTCAAACTTAGGCATGTAAGCAGTAAAAGGATTTAGGATAAACGCTTTAAAACCCCTATCGTTCAAACTCATAATCGGAACAATTTCTGGTTCTCCTATTTCTGGCTCCCCAATAATCATACTCCAATCTAATGGCATTTGAAATTGATGACGACCTATACGCATTACTGCACTAGGGGCATTGAAGCTTTCTAAAAACACTAAGGGTACAAACAAATAATCTACATTGTTTGGATCACTGTAATCTAGTACGCCGTATCTTAAATCGTCTATCTCATCTGGCAAGTTATTCATATCGAATAACTCGTTGTCTATTGTTAAAATTCTACTCATCTATATTGTACTTTTTCTATTACATAAGGATACTTGGCCTCTTGGTAGTATTTTTTCCTAACTGTTAGGTGACGCTTGGCAAATTTTGCTGTACTAGTTATATCCCAGATCTGGACGAAGTCCTTGTCTTCTGCTTTCCTAATACCTCGCCCAATGCTTTGTATAACTCTGACAAAGCTCTTTCCGGGTTCCACCAGAACCAAATTAAAAATCCTAGGGATATTAATACCCACAGCGGCCACACCATAAGTCGCCACAATAATCTTATTAGTAGCTGTTTTAACTTCGTCATATTCGGACTTTCTGTTCTTGCTGTTCATTGTGCCGCTGACAAATACACTGTCATCTAATTGCTCTACTAGCATCTCTCCAGACTTTACTCTGTCTACTAGTACTAGCACATTACCGCTTTCACTGATAGTTTTTATCAGTGTAGCTAGATAGTTAATTCGCTTTGCGTTAGTTGTTAAATAGGTCAGTTCTTCTTGATATGTTGGGTACTCTACTGTGTCTTGTAACTGCACAATGTTTACTTGACACTCTGCTAGTACGCCTTGCTCTTGCAATTGACTAGCACTTAGATAATGAATAACATTACCTATGCAGGCTGTTAGAGTAGCCTGTTCATAATCTGCCTTAGGTACGGTTCCAGTCAATCCCCAACGAATAGGACACTTGGCAAAAGAGCCCGATAATAGCTTTTTTAGCACATCAGCTTTGGCCATATGTACTTCATCGACTATTACTGCTACTATGCCTTCTGCGAATTCATCTAGGCTCAACTCGCTGGTACCTTCAGCATACCGTTTCTCTAAGCTCATCAAACTTTGCCAAGTAGCAATAGTATGTGTTTTGCCTAAGTCTTTTTTGTCTCCAAAATATACACCTACATCTAATCCTAAATTAATATAATCTTCTTCTGTTTGCCTAACAAGATCTTTGTTTGGCACTATAACAATAGTGCGTCCATAGGGCTCCACCATCATGCTCATAGTCGCAGTCATGATAGTTTTGCCGGCGCCTGTTGCTACTTCTTGGATACATTGTAAGTTGTTAGCAAAGTTATTGCAAATCTCTACTTGATAGTCTCTAAGCTCAATAGGCTGACCTTCTTTAACATGCCCTTTTGGCCACACTTTGCCTTCATGAAACTCTTCGGTAACAACATCAAATTTGAAGTCGTGACTTGGTCTATCGTCTTGTATTTCTACTGCATAGCCTTCGTCGATAATAGTAGGCAGTATTCGATCAAGTAAATTTAAATAAGTGGCGCCCGATAAACTAAAGAAGCCTACGCATCCGTCCCATCGACCTAACTTGTATGCAGGTGTATGATACGCATGAGGCTGAAAAAACTTTAGCTTCTTTTCCAAGTCCCGTCGAATTCCGGGATCGAGTCCATGTATTTTTACGTTTACTTCATCTTTAATCTGTATTACGCAATTTGTCATACTCGCTAGTGTACACGATCTTTAATGAAGAATCAAGAGTGGTAGTATAGTATATATGCTTTTTGACCTAGTTTTTTCCAAATTATTTTTACCAAAGTCAAAAAAAAGACCCGCCGGAGCGGGTCAAAGATCTACTGCAAGGTAGATTAGTTATGCTCGCTTGAGCACCGTGATCTCTGCCAAACGTTCCCAACCCATGGGCTTCATTTTAGCAAGGTCAGCAACCTTAAGAACAGTACGCAGGCTCAGTTCACGCAACTGCTCACGCTTGGCCCACACCCAGTCAATAACACGAGCCTTCTCGTCGTCAGTAAAATCATACTTGTCCAGCATACCATCTTGGATGATCTGCTTGATACGCAGAAGCTTGTCGCGGGGAGTATCCAGCGTCAGGTCCAGATAGTGACAACGGCTTTCCAGTGCGTCCAAGTGATCCTTGAGCTTTTGGCTACGAACGTGCTCGAACTTGATGTTAGTAATAAAGATTACAGTACCTTTGAACTCGAAGCGATCCGGCACGCCTTCACGACGCAACATGGAGCTGTCAGTGTTCCAAGAAATAGTACGTTTGCTACCACTGTCAAGTGCGGCCTTCAAAATGTTCAGCGACAGGTCGTCCAGCAGGATGCTGTCACAGTCGTCAAACACCAGCACGTTGCCGCTGTCAGCGAAGCTGAACAGTTTGCAGTACAGACCAATAGCACTCATTGCGCCCTTGACAACTTCGAAACGAGCACGTTTGTTGGCGATCTTGTCAAACAGAGCGTTCTGTTCAAGAACACGTTCAACACCAAAGGATTTACCAACACCGGGAGGGCCACTAACAATCATAGCACGAACAGTACCATCAACAGAGGCCTGTGTCATTTCGTTGAGAATTTCAAAGCGGTCACGGATGCGAGCAATAGCCGCTTCTTCGCTTTCTTCAACTTTGGATTCTTTGCTAGTGCCTGCAATAGCACCTGCCAGTTCGTTTTGACCTTCAGCGATTTCATAGTCCTTGCGACTAGAAACTTTCACGCGAATCTGCTTGCCTTCGTATTCGCCAAAAAAGTCATCAGCAATAACAGTGACATAGCCACCTTTGCTAGCTTCGCGATAGTCCTGAACCATACGCAGGGTACGGTTCATTACAGTATACTTGCGGTACTCGCCGTTTTTAATAGTAACGTATACAGCCATTTTTGATCCTCTTGCAGTAGTTTCTATACAAGTATTATACAATAAATTGGATTTATTGTCAATACCACGTTTTTTGGGGTTTTGGCGGGGTTTTTCCCTGCTTTCTTAGTATGTGTATATTATACAATTAATTGAATTAATTGTCAACCAAAAATTGCCGTGCCTAAAGCCGCAATCCATAGCAACAAAGCCTGGGCTATACCAAAATGGAATAGGAACCATATAATAGCAATAATACCAATCCATCGTAGCATCAGTGTTCTCCGTTGCAATAGGCTAATTATACAATTAATTGGATTTATTGTCAACCGGTGGATTAACGTAGCCTTTGATAGTCCACTTATTGCGTATTGTGTCAAAATTAGGCAAGTCCCATTTTACTGTATAAGAAGTATTTTGCATATAAGACTCTTTTTTAAGTTCTAGCTCTTGTTGACTTTGTCCGGCAAAATGTATTAGGCCTGGATTCGAATAATTTTGTATCATACTAAAAGTAGTCCTGTAACGTACAATACATAACAAACTTGATGAGCCATTTGGTCTAAGCCTAAATGACTCCAAAATTGTTTTGTACTTATGTCTCGGTTCCCCCAATTTGATTTAGCCCAATCGATATGATAGTGCAAAACTCCGTCCAGCAAAGCAACAAAAATTAAAAGTATAGGATATTCTTTAATAAAGACCAATAGTACTAGAGCAGTACCTAAGGCATGTTCAAAACTATGACTAATACCGGTTAAGTCTCCGTAAATGCCCTTGTTTTTTATCTGTGCATCAGACTGCATAACAAAGTCAATAAGCCAATGCTTGAGCTGAAATAAAATTAACATTCCAGCTAGTACAACAACATCATCAATAGTCATGTTTTTCCATTCAGTTTTCTTTTAATATCCTCGTAAGTATCGAACACATAAAAGATAGTATAGTTTCTGTCAATCATGTGATTGATATAAATTATCCTATTAGGCTGTTCTTGGTCATCGGCAGGGTTTTCCCTGACTGCAACTATGTGTTTGGAATTGACCAGTAACGGGGCGCCGGTAGGATAAAGAGTTAGTTCTATCATTGACTTAATAAAATATTACAAACAACAACATGGCTATAGTAGCCAGCGAAGCACATGCTATGCTGAATCCGAAAACTTTGGCCAAAGACCAACGAGCCCGGAGATCAGTATTTCTAAAAGCCAAACTGCTGATTAGAAATAATAAAAATATAAAAGAAAAAGTAAGTACCGATGTCATGAACTATTGGTCATAGCAATGCGAGCACTACCCAACGTACCCGGCATTTCCATGGTCAACGGAAAGTTATTGTAGTTTCTTTCGGCCGCATCGGCCAAATATTTTAGCATAAGGTCGCCGTAGTCAACAACCTGATATTTAACAGCATCCCATGCAATATAAGGATCCATTTCTCGATCTTTACACTCATCGAGGTACTGTTGCACATACTTGGGATTGTTCCATAATAGTGCAACGTCTTGGTCGGGGATTTCTAGATGGACTTGATAAACTTCATAATTATTAGTGTCATAAATGCAGTGAGCAAAACCATCACCATTGGCATCCCTGAACTCCATGTATTGTGCATTGGGTCCAAAACTGTTCCATAGATACGGATCTCCGCCTGATACTCGACCATTAGCCGCAGTAACAACATCTAGTAATTTCATATTAAGCCTTTTCAGGAACTTTATCTGTTTCAATTACAATTTTAATAAATCGAAGTGCTTTGCGTTGATTGTCAAACACAAATTCCTCTTGCCCGTCTTCAGTGTTAACAACAACGATAACACCGTTTTTGGCTTTGCGAACTTCTAATGCTTCAAGCATAATATATCCTTTCATAGGAAGTGATAGCAAATTATAGCTTATTAAGCATTAAAGGTCAATAGGGTTTAGCAAGTTTGGACATCAAATATTCTTGCTCTGTCATATAGGCCACAGATCTTATATATCCGCGACTAACATAGTATTCAATTTGACTAACAACGTGTGAAGGGGTTCCTGCGGGAATTTCAACGCTAGCCCTGGGCACTAGTTTGATATTGTCGTCAGAAAAGAAAAAATCGGGTTCGCCTTGCTTTAACGAAACCAATTTTGTTTTGGATTGAGTAAATGTAGCCATACTTGCATTGTAGTACAAGTATGGTTTTCTGTCAATTACTTTAGTGTTCGAGTCATGGCCACTGGAGCTTTTTTAGTCCGGGCCGCTGTAGTTTTGGCTAACTCTGGTGCTAGATCTTTTGTAGGAGATCCTGTCTTGGCTGATTTCTTAGGCTTCTTGCTAGGTCTGTCTTCTTTACCGTAGGTAATTTTCGGAGCAACACTTTGCGTATCGGTCCAGTTATACAATGTTGTACTTAATTCAAAATCGCCCCATTGTTCACTCATTGCTTCGGGGCCTTTGATATAAGAGTAAGTAAAATCACCTTGGTGAATAAACAAGATACCATCATAGGTCTGCCCAGTATCGTCTCTGCTGGTTTCCATATAATACTTGTAGGTCATTAAGAACCATTGCTTGCGGAACTCCTCGACGTTAAAACTACCAAACTTGTCAATAGTTTTTAATAAGTCGTTGTACATGTCTGGTTCAATTTTAGGATAGACATGTTTGATCATTCCTAAGAACATAGCTCTAACGTCTTTAGGTGTAGCACCATTTTTCTTTGAGAATTCTTTTAGTACGGTTGATAGTGCATGAAGGTTTTGTAATCCAAAGTGTAATGGGTTTTTACCGTTGCCCCAACCGCCAGTGGCTTTTGATCCTGGTAATAATTGACCTAGATAATTGTTACCTTCCTGGCCAATGATATTAATAAGATCTTGATTGAATGTTTTGTAATAAGAAGCACCGTCACCGTAAGTACCCTTACCACCAAAGCCTTTAAGGCGTGCGCCCAGAGCTTTAACTTCAACTTCTTTACCGTTAATTTCTAAAGGACTTGGATTGTGTAGCTTGTCTTTTTTATTCATATTAGCAACGTTTAAGTCACCTTTGCCTCGCTTACTAATACCAGCACCTAAAATCAAAAAGAACGCTTCGCCGTCGCCAGTTGCGGCAGATGTTGTACTTGGATACACACGCATTCTAATCAAACGTTCTTTAATGTAATCAATTAAAGGAGTTTTCTTAACATTAATTAAATCATTAATACTACCCTTACCTTGTGTGGTAAGTTTCTTAGTATTGATAATGCCGCCGCCAGTGTTAGGACGTTCCCCAGTAGTATCTAATTTCATTGCAAGAGCAACCTTGTCTTCTAACGAACCAGGAGCTTCAACGAACAAACTAACTATGCGCTGATGATCATCTTCTCTATTAATATCTTTTTCTATTAAAGCTGGAACAATATAATCTTCAATTTGCTCTTTGTTCATGTAGGCCCAAATTTGGTCTTTTCTGTTAGGGTCAACTTGACTCAACAGACTGAGAAATTGCATTTTAGTACCTTGATCAGCTTCTGCTTCTTCGGCTTCTTTTACAGCTGGCTCTTCTGCTGGTTCTGGACTAGGCACTACTTCTGGTTCTACAGGTTCTTGATCGGGTTGATCTACTTGTTGCTGATCAGCTTGCTGGTCAGCTTGTACCATCTTAGTTAGATACTGAACCATACTAGCCATAACGTTTTGGCTAATATCATGGCTAACAACATATTCTGCTACGTCCTGTAACTCAGGATCGATATCTGATAAGTCCGGAGACTTAGATGCTTCGTTGATAATATCAATGTATTTGCGTAAATTCATGGAAAACCCCGTAATCAGCTATTTAGCTGATTTTATTAGCCTAGGGTAGCATCTTCCATGCCAGCAACTCTGAGTTTGACAATATTAGTAATTTGCCATTGCTTAGTATCTAAGCCTTTGATTACACCCAAAAACTTGTTGCGTAATAGTGCAAATTCATTGATCAATTTGCTTAGGCTTACTACTTCAGGATCGCCGTCCACGTACTTTTCAGCGTCTCTGCTGGTTAGTGCTCTGTTATAGTGTTCAATAAACTTCTTAAATTTATCACTGCGTAATTTACGTAAATCAATATTAAGATGTTCTAGAATAGCTTCAATATCCTGTAGCTGATTAAACCTATGCTCAAAGATTCCCGGCATTTCTCTGCTAGCTATTTCGACGTTACCACGAAGCCTAATATCGCTTTTTGCGGCAATAATTTCGGCTTCGTAGTACTCTATACAGTTTGCTATCTGAGCTAAATCTTGTGTGACTGTGTTAAACCAAGTTGACATTATTCGTCTTCGTCGTAGTCGTCGTAGTCAGCAAGGTCACTTTCAAAGCCATCCTCGTCTTCATACTCGTCGGCAGGATCGCTATAGTCGTAAAGCTCATTTAATGCAGAATCTAGTGTATTGTCTTGGCCTCGCATATCGGCGCTGATACTTTCGACATCACCGAATTCTTCCGCCGTTCTAAGCATAGATACGGCTGCTTCGAGAGCTTCCTTTTTTTGGATATAAGGCTTTAGTGTAAGCCAAAGATTTACTAGAAAATCTGGATCGTGCATAACAATTATTCCTCTACAGTAGTTTGCTCGCTATTTATTTCAGGTGCGTTTAAGCTACGTAGTGTAAAGTCTTGCATAACTTTGTCAAGGCTTTGATTGTCATTTCTTTCCCATGCTTTGCGAAACTGTTTGATGATTTCTCCGTCTATGGTAGTATAGACCAAGCTGTTGCCTTCTTTCTTTAAAAGGCCTTTTTCTTCAAACATATCTACCAAACCACTGTAAGGGTTCATGCCCGACTCGTAAGGAATCTTAACTTGAACACTTTCAAACGGCTTGGCATACCGTGTTTTCATAATCTTACATGCCGCACGAATACCTCGCACTTCTGAAATTTTATTGCCGTCGTCATCTTCTTTGAGTTTAAGTTTACGCATAGCAACAACAATCGAGCTGGCATAGATAAATCCTTGACCACCTGAGATTTTATCATCCGGGTCAAACATGTCCTGGCTTGCGTAGGTGTGGTTAGTAGCAACCAATCCAAGATTTAAACTACCAAACAT